ACTGAAAGAGTCGAAGCAAGTGACACTGCTCCTGCCACAGTAAGTGTGCTATTAAGATCAACAGCACCCTCCAATGAAGTTGCTCCAGCAACTCTAAGTGTGCCTCCAACTACAGTATTACCTGCTATTGAAGCTGTACTTTGAAGATGTGCTGCGCCTACTACTGTAACTGTACTACCAAATACTGCTGCTCCACCTACTGATACTGTACTTTGAAGATGTGCTGCACCAGCAACTGTGGCAGTACCGCCTACAAATAAAGTACCACCTACTATAGCATTACTTACAGAAATATTTCCACTTATATCTGCTGAAATACCTGTTAAATTAGAACCATCTCCATAGTAAGCACTGGCACATACTCTTGCATTAACAGCTTGTACATTTGTACCAGTAATAGTAACTGTGCTAAGAAAGTTTGCAGCACCTCCTACTGAAAGAGTCGAAGCAAGTGACACTGCACCAGCAACAGTAAGCGTACTGTTAAGATCAACTGCACCTTCAAGAGAGGTTGCTCCAGCAACTCTAAGTGTACCACCAACTATAGTATTACCTGCTATTGAAGCTGTACTCTGAAGATGAGCAGCACCAACTACTGTAACTGTAGATGCAAAGTTTGCTGCACCACCTACTGAAAGAGTAGAAGCAAGTGATACTGCTCCTGCCACAGTAAGTGTACTGTTAAGATCAACTGCACCCTCAAGAGAAGTTGCTCCTACAACTCTGAGCGTACCTCCAGCTAGAACATTACTAACAGAAATATTTCCACCTACGTCTGCATTTATACCTGTAATATTACTACCATCACCATAGTATGCAGATGCACATACAGCAGCATTAATAAATTTAACAGCCGTTCCAGTTGCTGTTAGATTTCCTGAAACAGAAACATTACTTTTAAACGTACCATCACCAACTACTGTAACAGTACTGGCAAAGTTTGCTGCTCCACCTACGCTTAGTGTAGAAGCAAGTGACACTGCTCCCGCAACGGTAAGTGTACTATTAAGATCAACAGCACCCTCTAATGAAGTTGCTCCAGCAACTCTTAGTGTACCTCCAACTACAGTATTACCTGCTATTGAAGCTGTACTTTGGAGATGAGCAGCACCAACTACTGTAACAGTACTACCAAATACTGCTGCTCCACCTACTGATACTGTACTTTGAAGATGTGCAGCATCAACTACTGTTACAGTAGATGCAAAGTTTGCTGCTCCACCTACATTTAGAGTCGAAGCAAGTGATACTGCTCCTGCCACAGTAAGCGTACTGTTAAGATCAACAGCACCCTCTAATGAAGTTGCTCCAGCAACTCTGAGTGTGCCTCCAACTACAGTATTACCTGCTATTGAAGCTGTACTCTGAAGATGAGCAGCACCAACTACTGTAACTGTACTAGCAAAGTTTGCAGCACCTCCTACTGAGAGAGTAGAAGCAAGTGACACTGCACCAGCAACAGTAAGTGTGCTATTAAGATCAACAGCACCCTCCAATGAAGTTGCTCCAGCAACTCTAAGTGTACCACCAACTACAGTATTACCTGCTATTGAAGCTGTACTTTGAAGATGTGCTGCGCCGACTACTGTAACTGTACTAGCAAAGTTTGCAGCACCTCCTACTGATACTGTACTCTGAAGATGTGCCGCTCCTACAACAGTAACTATTGCTCCAAGTCTTGTATTACCTGCAACTGTTACTGTGCTAAGAAAATTAGTAACACCGCCAACTGATAGTGTTGATGCAAGTGACACTGCGCCTGTAACACTAAGAGTGCCACCTATTGATGTATTGCCACCAACAGCTAAATTACCACTAACAGAAACATCTCCATCGTAAGTTATTCCTCCAGCAGCAAACAGTGTACCAGCTACTGATACATTACCAGCTATATCAAGATCACCACTTACAGAGACATTACTCTTAAACGTACCAACACCTACTACAGTTACAGTACTGCCAAATACTGCTGCACCTGCTATAGATGCTGTACTTTGGAGATGAGCAGCACCTACTACTGTAACTGTGCTGGCAAAGTTTGCTGCCCCACCTACACTTAGAGTCGAAGCAAGTGATACTGCTCCTGCCACAGTAAGTGTGCTATTAAGATCAACTGCACCCTCTAGTGATGTTGCTCCAGCAACCCTGAGAGTGCCACCAAGCACAGTGTTACCTGCTATTGAGGCTGTGCTTTGAAGATGTGCTGCACCCTCTACCGTAACTGTACTGGCAAAGTTAGCAGCACCTCCTACACTGAGAGTTGATGCAAGGCTAACTGCGCCAGTAACTGTTACTGTTGAACCAAAGTTAGCTTCTCCACCTACTGAGAGAGTAGAAGCAAGTGATACTGCACCAGCAACAGTAAGCGTACTGTTAAGATCAACAGCACCCTCCAATGAAGTTGCTCCAGCAACTCTAAGTGTGCCTCCAACTACAGTATTACCTGCTATTGAAGCTGTACTTTGAAGGTGTGCTGCACCTACTACTGTTACAGTGCTATTAAATATTGCTGCACCTACAGCAGTTACAGTTCCACCTACATGCAAGTTTCCACCTACTGTAGCATTGTTAACAGAGACGTTTCCACTAATTGGCACATTTGTAAGATTAGACCCATCTCCATAGTAAGAAGAAGCACATACTCTTGCATTAGCGGCTTGGACATTAGCGCCAGCAATAGTAACTGTACTTGCAAAATTTGCTGCTCCGCCTACACTAAGAGTTGATGCAAGACTTACTGCCCCAGCTACTGTTACTGTTCCACCAAGATTAGTATTACCACTTACAGAGACATCATCTTTAAATGTACCTGCACCAACAACTGTGACAGTAGAGGAAAAAGTTGCACCACCTGTAATACCAAGAGTTTCACCAACATTAAGGAAACCTGCAATAGAAACACTATCTGGAAGATTACCAATAGAAGCAGCAACACCTGTAATATTAGAACCATCACCATAAAATGCAGCAGCGGTTACATTGCCAACAACATGTACATTACCACTTACTGATACATTGGTTGCAAAGTTAGCTACACCCTCAACATCAAGTACTCCACCAATACAAGCAGATGTTCTCACATCAAGGCGACCACTGACTGATACATCATTGCTAAAGTCAGTCTTGGAAGTAAATCCAGCAGCGCCAGCTACATTAAATGTACCACCAACTGATACATTATTTTTTAGGGCTGCTGCATTTTCTACTGTAACTGTAGATTTAAAAGTAGCTGCACCAACAGCAGTTACGGTGCTTTGAAATTGTGCTGCACCAACTACAGTTACCGTACTGGCAAACTGTGCAGCCCCCGCAACGGACAGACTTGACTGTAGATGTGCCGCACCAGCAACTGTGGCAGTACCACCTACATAAAGATTACCACCCACTGTGGCATTGCTTACTGATATATTACCAGCAATTGTTGCAGTTACACCACTAAGGTTTGAGCCATCGCCATAAAAAGAACTTGCACATACTTTGTCATCTACATGAAGATTTCCATCCAGAGATACAGCACCACCCACACCCAATGCACCAGTAATCTGTACTGCATTAGTAGCTACCTTTAAAGCAGTGTTAACACCATCGCCTGTCTGCACTGCTTTCAGAGAAGTGTCTACACCAGTATTGCTAGTTGAAGAACTAACAAGTATAATCTGTTTATATGTATTTGATATTAGTTGGCTTGTTAAGTCACTCATATTAGATTCCAATACTTATCTGTTGATCCCCAAGTTGTACTGGCCTGACTCCATGTAAGATTACGTCCACCTGTATCGGGACGAGGATTAAGAATAGCTGGATTATCTCTTACATCAGGCACATGATTTTGAGGATGATTCTTCAGATCAAACTGTCCTTCAAAGTCTTCTGGGCATACCAGCATCCCATAACTATTCATTTGCATTATACGGTGTGGATATACAAACCCACATGTATCGCACATAGCTAGTGCATTTTTATTACTAGCCACTAAACATACCTTAGTCTTGGACGAATAAACATAGAGGCTCTTTCTCTATCTTCTTCCATTGCTCTCATAAGAAGTTCTTCATAGTTTGCTTTTAACATCATAATTCTATTCTCAGGAACAAGTGGTCGTTTCATTGACATATAATAAGCAAGGCCGCACGTAAGGCAAGGCAAAAATCTTTTAGGTAGGTCTGCATTTTGTATAGCAGATTTATTCACATCTTGAAGTTCAGAAATAATTTCCATCTTCAAAATATCTGTAGAATTATCAGGAAGCGGCCAAACAGACATTACAGGATTATCACGTCCTCTGCGTATAGAATATTGAGTAGGACGACCTGTCTGTGTTTTATTAGGAATTAGAAGGTATTCTTCAGGAGTAATACGATCAAGTTGAATGTCTGTGCTATCTCTATTAAGAACGACTTCCAGAGCATCTATAGTAGAAGAGGAAAGAGAATAAGTTGCAGAACTAGCAGATACAGTTACACTAGATACAGAAGTACTCCACAGAAGAACACCTCTGTTCTGCCAATCTTTAAGCATAAGATTAATTGATCTACGTGCAGAAGCTGGTTCGTGACCAAGGGTATCTTCACCGCCAATCATCTCACTAGCTTCTTGTATAACCTCATCTATGTCAAGGTTAAAGTCATATGTTCCTGAAGTAGTCATTATTTTTTAAACCTTTCATAAGCATAAGCAAGAAATCCTGCCATAATACCTGTAGCTACTGCTTCATAAAAAAAGTCACCAAAGTGTGTTGGGTGTACAATATAATCACTTATTGATGTAAATAAACCAACTATCCATGCTACTATAAAAGGAGACATATTTTTATTAAACTTTACTAAAAATAAACCTGTTGCTATTCCTGTTATTGTGGCTGTTTTAGAAGCAACAAAAGCATGATTTAAAGATAAAGATAAAAAGTTACCTTGTACCATCATAGTACAACAAGATATAAAAGCTTGTATCCATGCTTCTGAAAATTTATTTAAAAACTTTTTCAACTTACACTCGATATTT